CGTGACTATCTCATCAAATACTTGCGTGCTGGCGTTGAAGATCCTGAGCCTCTGCGTGCCGCGCTCCATCCACCAATCGTTCTGTCGGCACCATTCGGGCAAGGGCGTCTCGCGATCATTCCAGAGCAAGGGTCTTGCATCAGGGCGGACTGAGTCCCTGGGGTCCCCGCCTGGAAATAGGATGATCCCCACGGCATCGGCAACTGTGATGGCGAATCGGTCCCAGTTCAGCTGGCGCAGCCGGAAATACTCCATGATTTCTTCTGACGAATACGCCCTCTCTGCATCGGCCTGAAATTCCAGGAAGATCCTGTCGTCGCCAACGGGATAGTCATCAGGCTCCAGCCAGGGGACGCCGCACTGCCAGCGAAAAGCATGAATATGCTTACACTCTCTGCGTTCGTCTCTCCGGCGCGGCAGGGTTCGCCACTGACGGTAGTAGCCCACGCCCTCTCGCTCCCAGGCCGAGTTGACAGAGCGTGCGGCGTTGGGCTTTGGAAAGAGGTCCCGCGGTTGTCCGCCTCCAGGGCGCTCGAGGTTTGCCAGCGCTCCGCCGAGATGATCAGGGCAGCAGCAGAAAAACTTGAAGCTGCTGCACAAGTGCCGCGTTCCGTCCGAGCGCCAGATGGTTGGATTGCTGGGGTCGTACGGCAGAGTGTCCCAGTAGATCCTCCCATTGCGCTCAACCCTCCCAGCAGGCCTCGAGAGGTCAAAGGTCAAGGTCAGCGCCGAGGCGTTCACAGCAGTCAGGGTCAGCGCGACGCTGCCCGCATCACGCTCGACCAGATCATCGGGGTAGCTTGGTCCATCGGCAGAATCCTCGAACTGATCGCCGATGAAGATCGAGAAGACCCCGACCTGGGCCGCGGTCAGGATCCCTGAGACGTTGTAAGTCAGCGTATGGTTCGCTGGATCGGCGTCTGCCGTGTTCAATGTGATCGCCGCGGACTGGATCGGCGAGGGCAGAATCAAGGAACCCCTGGTGCGACAGCTGGCGTACCAGGCACGCTCTGGCGATGTCGCACTCGGGAAAAGGGTCGTGACCTCTTTGGATGAACCATCGACAGCGCCCGTGACGAACCGAGCCAAGCTGTAGATCTGATAATCCCCCCAGCTCCTGCCGGTCCCGAAGAAGTATTCCTGTCCAAGCCGCCAGCGTTTGTAGTCGCTGTTGCGGTTGTAGGACTCCAGGACCGTCGGGTACGCCGTACTGCCGTACTGACCCAGGCCTGCTCCTTTGGTGGGATAGATGCCCGCAGCCCCCTGCCGCAACGAACGCGATGGACCACTCAGGCCCATGCCCCGGCTGGGATTACTGCCTAGGCGCCCTCGCCTAGCCAAAGCGCCGTGCGTAGTAACTGCCCGCGTCGGCGCCAGACGTCAGAGTCTGCCTCGGCGATGAGCTCGTCCCCGAAGACGAGTTGCTCGTCGCGCCGCCGCCGAACTTCACCTGGTTCTCCTTGTCCAGGACACTATCCGTCGGGTCCATCTGCTTGTACGCCATATCCAACAGCTTGCCGGACTGACTGGATGGCTGATAGCTGGTGGTTCCGGAGCTCAGGTTACCCAGGCCGGATCCAGGCGAGCCGCTTACGGTCGAGCCAGAGCGCAGTGACGTGAGCTGCTCGGCGGCTTCGCGGTCACGGTCCTCCTTCTGCTGAGCCTCATAAGCCTCGGCACGAGATTTCGCCTCCTCGTACTTAGCATTCAGGTCGCTGAGCTGCTGCTGCTGCTGAAGTTTCAGCAGTTCGACCTGCAGGCTCTCCGTGCTTGATGTGTCGGACTCCTGCGTCGACGGAGGCGGCGTGTAGTTCTGCTGAAGGTCGCTGAGCGTATTCGCGTAACTCTGCAGCGACGAGTCGAACTGCTTGTTGTAGTCGCCGGCGGCAATCTGATCGTTTGTCAGGCGCTCCCCGCCGGCAGCTTGCGCCATCAGATTGATCTGGGCTTCGCTGTAGCCAGCTTCGCGCGCCCGCCTAGCTGCATCATCCCCAAATGTCCCCGGCACCGCATTCGGACCAAGGAAGGTTGAAGCATCAGGCAAGCCCTGCTGCTTGGCCTGAATTGCGGCGATGTCGTTGTTCGACAAGACGCGCAGACCAGCAGCCGTGGCGCGCTCAACGATCTCTTGGTCGCTCAGGCCAGCCTTGCGGGCCCGCTGCATCGCTTCTTCGCCGAAAGTGCCTGGGACGGCGTTGGGTCCCAGGAAGCGCTCGATCAGTGTTCGTGCCATGGTTCAGCCCTCAGAAGAATCCGCCTTGCGCGAAGACATGCACCCGCGTCGCTGCACTAGGGGCGCTGAGCGCTGCGGTCACTCCGACATAGAGAAGCGCCGTGGATGGCACATAGAGACCGGTGTTCTTCTTGTCGGTCTCGCTGGGGTAAGTGGCCATCGTCGCTGCTGGAGAGCCGAGGTTGGGCACAGGAATACTCAAAGGCGGAAGCGAGATGTTGACTCGCTGCCCTGCTGTACTGCCTCCAGGGATTGCTTCGCTGGCAACACAGGCTGTGTTAAATGCTGAGATCGAAGCCGGCGACGCTGCTGTGCTCAGGAATGCCAGCACAGTGCTCGTTGTCGTCGAAGCTTCGTTGATGACAATCGACAGGGAGTCGATGACTGCACCGTCGTTGCTACTGCAATCCACTAGGAGGACGCATCCGGCGCCTGTCGGTGTATTGAAATTAGTCGCTGTCGTCAGTGCAGCCGTGTCGCCGATCGTCGCAAAAGAGTGCAGCGGCCGGTCGACGAGTAGAGGCTGTTTATTGCTTGAGCTGGTAGCCAACGATCACTCCCGGCCTGCCGCCTGTATTCCAGATCGTCCGCTCAGTCTAACGATGAGCTCTACTCAGGCTTTGGCACATTGCGTTGCGGGCCACCGCCAAGAGCCACGGATGTTGACATACCCATCGGTGGAGCAGGATTCTGCTGTTGAGCTTGATCGATCCGAGCCAGCGAGCCGCCGCCACTGAATCCATAACCGGGAGTTCGCGGTTGATCTCCTGCGCCTTTGACCGGCTCAGCGGCGGCAATGATTGCTGCGGCCGGGCCAGGCACAGTCAACAGCGGCTCTTCCTGCGTGACGAACTCCCGCCCGTCGCCATAGGGATTAACCCGCGTGGTCAGGCCATCAGAAATCGTGTCATAGCGAAATGCAGATGGCCGAGCCTTGGTGGACTCGAAGTTGCCCGGGTTGGTCGGCACCATGCCGGCTGCTGCTGTAAATCGTGTGCCGATCTCACGGGCCTTGGCGCGGTCCTCATACCACCGGCCAGGCTGCGGCATCTCGCCACGCACCGCGCCGGTGTTGTGCTTGCCCTGGGGGTGACGGTTGTTCATGGATCAGCGCAGGCCTCCCTGCGTGTAAAGGCGAGCGCGGCCCAGGTAGGCATTGACCAGCTCGGTCGCGGGATTCAGATTCCTGTCACGGGTGCTCAGCGGGGACGGCGGGGGCTCGGTCAGGCCGGGAACCCCTTGCTCCCGTACAGGTGTCATGCCCGTGTCAGGCTGCGTCATACCGGCTGTTGTGCTTTGACTCGGCAGCGCAGCGGGACCGTTGAAGACGTCGGCAACCGTTGCGCCGCCGTAGCCCGCCTGAGGTTGTCCGGGTCGATTGGATCCTGGAGCGAGTGCTTCGGTCGGATCGCCGCTTGCAGTCAGTGGCGCGCCTCGCAGCACCTCGGTGGCAGGGATGCCAAGATCAGTGCCGGCGTATGCGGTCAGAACCTGATCGCTTGGGCTGTAATTTGCCCAATCCGTCTTAAGGTTTCCGGGGATGGAACCAGCCGCAACGAGATCAGGCAGCTTGCCATCCGCGGCTGCTTGCCAAATCTGCCGCGTCCTTGCATCACGCTCTCGACCTTGCAGCTCATTGACGTTGGCCTGCGCCTGCTGGAGCGCTGTTCCGTCAAAGCCGACCAGTCCTCGCTGACCCGCCTGAGCGGCGCTTTCGGCATCGGCCGGCATGGCAATGCGTTCTGTGCCCATCCCGCCGGTCGATCCTGGGGTGTCCAGTAATCCCTTGGCTCGCTGCTGCTCCAGGAAGCGATCGACGATGTTCTTACCGTCGGCACCCTTCGGTGCATCCTTGTTGGCTTCAATCCATGCGGAAATGTCGGCTCGCTGCGCGTAACCCGCTTCCCCGGCTCGAGGGCCGCCGCCCTGGCTGACCGGCCCTGCGGCGACCTTCAGTGCCTTGTTCTCCTCGCGGTCCCAGAACGGAGTCGCCTGCTGCAGCATGCGGGTCGCTTCCGATGCACGCGCATCGCGATCGTCACTCAGGACAGGAGGACGCCCGCTCGGCCATGTCGAAGGGTCGACTGCGGTTCCGGGCTTGGGGACGCCGGCCGGCCAGTTAGCTCCGGTCATCCCTGCATTGAGGTCCGGAGCGGCGGGGGCTCGCTTTCCGCCCCGCATGCGACCCCCTCCAGGCTGGTAACCAGCGCTTGCGGAGGGGGCCGTAGAAATTCCCTGAGTCGCGCGCCGCAGTTGTTCGGCAACAAAACCCCATCCCGGGGCTACTTTCATGAGTTCACCACTGGGCTGCTGCCAGCGACGCCCCTTTCCCGGAACATCTACCCATTGGCCCTCTGGTGCCCCAAACAGCGCCGACATCTCTTACCTCCAGTTCATGGAACCTGTTGCCTGCAGGACGCGGGTTCCCACGGCGGTATCTGCTGGCCCCGGGACGGCCATGATGAATTCTGCGCCGGCTCGCTCGAAGGCGTAGCGGCGAACCTCATCGCGGCGGTAGTTGGCCACGTAGAGGGTTTCAGCGAGTAGGTCCACCTCCCGCAGGTAGACCTCTCGGTAGTCCTTCGCCGCTTTGAGCGGATCGGACTGGAAGATCGCACGGTCCGTGTCACCGGTGATCCGCTCGATCCGACTGGGCTGCGGCTGGTCCTCAACGCGAAAGACCTGAGAGACGCGGTACGCCTTGTCACAGCGATCCAGGTGCTCAACAACTCGGGCGTAGAAGTAGCTGTCAGGAATCCGCGCCATGGCTTCTTCCAGACGAGCCACATCACCTGCCGGTAAATTGGCCCCGACATTGTACCCAAGGTGCCAGCGAGCTCTCGATTTGTCGTAGTCGCTTAGCTCCACCGGGTATCAGCGATCTTGACCAATTCTAGGCTGATCAGCCGATGTAGATCAGATCCGCGGCCAAGACTTCATCCCAGTCCACGCGGCCAATCTTCTTGAGCTGATCGAGATTCGAAAAGCGCTCACCGGAGAGGCTTAGGCGCAGTTCCACGATCTTGCGGGCAGTGCTATACCCGATACCCTTGACGGCTTTGGCGATGGCTTCAGCAGATGCAGTATTGATGTTCAGTCGGGTGTCGACAGGGATCACCGTCTCAGGGATCACGTCTTCGTCGACAGGCTGCTCAGCAGACTGAGGCTTAGGGACCTCGCCGGTCCGCCCCTTGCCGGGCTCATAGGAGACGAGGTCAGCCAGGGCGATGTACTGGATCGAACCCTGAGAATTCTTGATCATGGCCCAGTCCTTGTCGTGATGGGCGATGAACTCAACGATCTGTCCGTTCCTGGTGTTCTGGTACAGCGCCATAACGCACAAACAAAAAAGGGCGCCTGATCATTCAGACGCCCTCATTGTAGGGATAAACCCCAGGAGACCTGGATCAGGACTCGGTGATGAACGGCAGACTTACGTCGTTCAGGTCGGACGCCACGTCATCGAGGAAGTAGAACACGTCCACGATGACCGGAGTGCCGCCAGTCAGCGTCGAAGTCATGACCGAACCAGCCGCCTGAGAGCCGTTGTCCGAGAACACCTTGAGGGTGCGGGCAGCGGTCTGAGCGACGGGGGTGATGATGCTCTTAAACGTAGACGTCGGAGCAATCGTGGTACTGGCCACGACCACATCGGCGGCCACAGTCGCGATGTCGTTGTCGGCCAGGGCGTCGTCATCGCCGATAGCGGTGGCGACTTTCAGCTCGTTGGTGTTGGTGCCGACGATACCGGAGAAGGCAGTGCCCACTCCGCGATCCTTGCGCATGTCAGGCACACGCAGGGCCAGGCCGTACACTTTGGCACCCGAAGGCACCACCAGCGAGGTGATGTCAGCGCGGGGCTTATCGTCGCCGCGCTTGTCAGGGCTGGGGATCGTGATGTCCCAGCTTGTGGCACCAGTGCCAGTGATCAGCGCGTAGCCGGTGATGTGGTAGTACACACGGCCAGGGATCGCCACAACGGGCTGGCCCTGATACGAGCTGAGAGCATTGACCCAGTTACCCGGGTAGATCTTCTTCGCCATGGTTAGTTACCTCCTATCAGTAAACGAAGGAGTACGCCACGGTCACGAAGTCCTTGTTCAGGATTTCGAAACCAGCGAAGAGGGACCAGATCATGATGATGAAACGACTGAAATCGTCGTTGTTGTTCAGCAGGATCTGAGCGTTGTTGCCGCCGATGCCCACGCCCACGGCTTGAGGGCCGAAGAACAGCATCGGAGCAGCAGTGGTGACGGCCGAAGTAATCGACGCGTCGGTGATGGTCACCTGCAGACTCTTCTCGGGAAGGTTGGTGCTTTCGAACCAACGCACGCCCTCAAAGAGGAAGCCGGACGGCATCACGGGCTGACCAGCAACGAAGCCGGCCTGGCCATAAGCGGGACCCATGCCACGGAAGAACGTAG